AGGTTCCATTCGGGGAAATGGTCTGGCTCCTACTGTCGGTCTAATACACTGGTGGGGCCGATGGGTCCACTCAGGATTCTATTATATTACTCTATTTGCTCTGTTGCGTGATGCTAGGCTTCGTGAACCAAGTGTTCCAGAAGACCCGCCGAAGCGTGCAATTTCTTTTTCTGCTTCTAGACGAATTTGTTCTTGTGCTTTTACATCTTGCTGGAATAGAGACTTAATTAAAGTTCCCTGTGCATCGGTAGGCTTAACTGCCTTGCCTGTGCTAAATTCAGTTAACTTCTGCAAATCTGGCGCAGCCTTTGCGACTGTACCAAAGTTAGTAAGTGCTGTACCGTAGTCAACACCTCTTGCAGCAATATCTGCAGCAAGAGTATTTTCGATATTAATACCTTGTGATTTTGCAGCAGATAGCACAGATACTTCCTTGATTTGCTTCTGTAGTGCTTCCGCACCTCTTTGTCCAAGGAGTAATGCTTTAGCAATAGATGTTCTATCTATTCCTGGTGCAACTGTTTGCAAGTCTTTTTTAAGTTGCTCTGGGGAATTGTCAATAGTCATAAATACATCGTTAACCAGATTGAGCACAGAAGCAACTGACTTTCCAGTTCCTAGTACTTCGCCAAGAATTTCATTAGTTGCTAAATCACCTAGACCAACATCGCGCAGTCTATCACCCAATTGTACCTGTGATGTAAAAAACTCTGCAATAGTTGGGACATCAAGTGCTTCGCCTTTTGCTCGACGGTCTTGCAACGCATATACACCAGCAAAGCGCTTAGTGAATGGCTCAAGAAGTGGGTTGTTGCGTGCTTCCTGTAGTGCAAGGTTAAGTGACTCTTGTATGTCGGAACCGCTCTTGTAATAACCTGATACAACCTTGAATAAAGCATCAGTCCAAGGCTGTGACACTTCACTTGCACCAAAGTATAATGCAAGTGTATTCTTAAATGTATCTCTGGCAAGCGTTCTATCGCTTCCCGCTTCCATACCAGTTGAACCTGGGGTTACCTTTGTATCAACCCATCCTTCAAGATTGTCCCAAGTCCAGTTGCCTTCTCCTGCTGGCTTTGCTGGCATCTTCCATGTTTTTGACAAAGGGTCATATACGAATGCTGGTGGGGTACCGATTGGTCGGTCAGTTGTAGATACTGTTTTTGTCCCAGTTATCTCCTTGGAACCATCATCATAGGTAATGGTAAATGTGCCATCACCATTGTCTACTTTAGAAACTTCTTTTTTACCAACAGGTGGTACAGGTGGAACTGGTGGAACTGGTGGAACTGGTGGAACGGGTGGGACGAGAGTTGGTGTTATAGGAGTTGAGGGAGATTTTATAGAACTTGGCTCAGACACACCTACTGCTGCTGCTTCTTCTGGAGTTAGTTTCTCACCTTTAGTGAGTCTCCTAATAATATCTTGCAACTCTGCTGCTGTAAATTTCTTTGGAGTTGCTGCTGGTGTTGCTGCAGGAGCAGTTATTGATATCCCAAGAAGTTTTTTTTCGGCATCAGTTAATGGCTGACCTGCTCCTAGTTTTCTAACAGCGGTTGCAGCATCTGCTGCGGGTGCTGCCGCAGGTGCTACTGTAGATGTTGTTACAGGTGTTGGTGTAGGAGTTGCTGCAGGCGTAACGCCTTTATTCATAAAGACTTGTTCGTCTGCCGTTAATGTTTTACCAGACGCAGCCTTGGCTGCAATACGCTGCATGTCTTCTGCAGTCTTGTAATCATCTGGATTAAATCCGACGCTTGTACCTTTAGTATATTTTGAATTTGCTGGGATAACACCAGGAGTAAACTTTTTTACTTCTGTTGGACCAGTATAACCAGGTGGCTTGATTGGAACATATTCTCCCACTCCACCTGCAGCAGTACGAACGAACTGAACTTTCATACCAGCATCTTTTTGTTCCTGAGAAAGAACTGGCTTTGCAGTCATTTCCTTATAGGCAGCAGTAATGCGAGCATTAGCCTCTGTTGCAGTTTCACCTGGAAGGCGATTTGCGCGGTCTGTTGATTTTCCACCAGATGCTACTTGAGCACGTGTGGCTGCATCAATCTCGGCTTGAGTCATTCCTTTGACTGGCATTATACTCCAAATCCAAACGCTCTTGCAAGCCCTGTTGCTGCATCGCGTGCGTTCTCATTTGCTTCTTGTGTAAGGTCATACTTAGGGTCGTTTTTAGCCTTCATTAACAAGTCGTAGTATGATGGTTGCTGTCCCTTGCCATCTGGACCTGCATAGTTAAGATATGACATTACATATGGGTTATCCATCTTTACTGTCTTTGGGTCCATCTGCCATGTCTTTGCTAGCATGTTAATAATAGGCGAAGCAATGTCGTATGTAGTTAAAGTTGGGTCTTTGGCAAAACGGTCAGCAAACTGTGGATACTCTTTACTAGCAATTCGCTGCAATTCTACATTGTAATCTTCTATAGTTTTATTGCCCATTGCAATCTCTTTTGCTGCAATACGCATATCGTTTTCAGTAACACCAAGAAGTTGAAACGCATCTACTAACCCACGTACTTGCCCAAAAGCGTTTAGTGATTTAGCGCCTAACTTGCTTTGGTCCTTGAAGTCAATCTTAGACCAGATAAAGTTCTTTGCAAAGTCTGTAGGCTTAAAGAACGATGGAAACTCTTGACGAGCAACAGATTCAATAATCTTCTTTTGTGCTTCTGCAGTTGCGCCAGGCTTAATTTGAGTGCGGGCAGATGTAACAATCTTTTCAATTTGCTTATTCTGCTCTGTCTCAAAAGCGCCCATAAATGCTTTGATATCGTCTGCACTTAACTTACCTACAAAGTCAGCCTCTTTCATAGCCGCTTCAAGAAGCGCCTTGGCTGAGTTGTAAGTTAGTTTAGTAACAGATGTTTGAGTTGAAGACTGTGATGTATCTGATGGCTTGCCAGCGCCAGTGTCTTGTGCTAAAAGACTCTGCAAAAATGGCGCAATGCTAGCCAAGATGGAAGCATCTTGCGCATCCTGGTTAGGTGTTGTTGACTTTTCTGCCATTAGTTAACCGCCTTCAAACTGTCGTTATCGAAGTAATTCTTAATCAGAGTTTCCAAGTTAGGGTCCCACTGCTTTACATACTGACCAACCCATTGGTTGTACCCATCACGGATTACAGCCTTACGAGGGTCATAATCTGGCAATGACTGGTAGAGTGTAACGAAGATGTTACGTGCCTTCATGAACAACTGAGTATCTTTCCAGAACTGGTTACCCTGCTGCTTACCCATAAACTTAGGGTCTTGAGTGATAAGAGTTAATGCTCGAGCGTACTTGTAAGATGTATCTCCGCTAGCAGATAGTTGGTATTCATCATACCATGCTTGGCTTTGATTCTTAAATGTAGACTCTACCAATTGGTCTAGTGGAGCCTTTAGTTCTGGGTGAGCACGCAGTGTCTTACCATCAGTAATCTTAGCCTCTAGTGCATCACGAACCAAATTGTACTGGTCCCATGTACGCTGCTTTAAGCGTTCGCGCTCAACTTCTTGAGGTGTTAACTTGAAGTCATTGATGCGCTTGCTAGTACCAGGAAGAGTAAGGTTAGGGTTACTCAAGATAGAAAGAATGTTGGCTGACTGTTCTGCTGGGTCTCTGCTAAGGTCGGCAGTCAATAGACTTACCAATCCAACATCACCTTTTTCAATTGCAGCAAGTTTACCAACTAGGTCATCGTTATCTTCAAATACGCGCTGGTATGCTTCGTATGTTGCTGGGATGCTAATATTCTTTGAAGAACCAGTAAAGGTAATACGGTCAAGCATGAACTTAGGACCCATGATGCCAAGCATCTCATCACCTGCAGCATCACGTGCCTGCTGTGTTCCGTAACCCATCTTGTTGTACTTTTCAAGCAACTTATAATACAAGTTAGTTGACATACGCATAGGGTTGGTCTCTACCTTAAAAGGTACACCAGTAATGGAAGCGAATCCTGAAATGAACTTCTCAGCCCATAGAGCCTTGACTTCTCTTTCAATCTCTTTGTCTGATGGGAACTTATCAGTAACACCCATCTCTACCAACATCTTGTGGTAGTTATACACTGAACGCCATGACGCCAAGTAGTCTGCTTTGCCCTGGTTACCAGTTGCAGCATTGTACAATGAGTTAGCCCAAGGTGGTGTTAACTGCTTAGTTAAAGATGTTGGTGCTCCGAAAGGAAAGATAACATCGAAGTAGTTAGTTCCATTGATAGTCAGCGCTTCCTTGATACCTTCATCGGTGCCAGGGAATGTCTGCATTATCTTACCAACAGATAGCGCTGTAATAAATGATGGAGATGGCTGGTTAAGTAGGAACCCAAGAGACTTTGCATTCAATGCAATACCCTCATCCATAAACCCAAGACCCATTTCTTTGGTTCCTGGTAGGATTAGGTGAGTCATATCTGCTAGGTTCTCTGTTGGATTACCATTCTCATCTACGCCAAAGTTCTGAAATACTCGTCCATAGTTATATGCAAACTGTGTAGCACGAACTGGGTTCTTTGCCGCAAGTCGACCATATCGATAAAAAGCATTAACTGTTGCTGTTGGGAATGCTACGGCAAAGCGTGCATTATGTAGCAAACGATTCTCACGTCGTACTGTGTAAACAGTCTTCTCAAGTTCTTGAATTGCTTCACGACCAGAAGATTGACGGAGTGCGTTCCAACGTGCAGGTGTCATTTCGATACCCTGTTGAATCATGTACTCTGCTTTACGAGCCATTACATCTAGCGCAACGTTATCAAAGAATGCGTTACGAATAGGGTTTTCAAAACTAGCCATCTTGCGGAAAATTGTTGCAGCAGAGTTATTCACAGCATTACTTAAGTCGGCATATCTACCAACACCCATATTTGCTGAGCCATAGTTGTAGTTACTTGGTACGATGTCGTACAGTTCATCTACATAAGGCGCAAGCCATTTCTGCAGTTCTTGTCCTGTTACCTCGCGCTGTAGTATTGCTGCACGTGCCTCAAATGATGGGAACGTGCGGTTAACTAGCGCAATTTTATCTGCAAGATATGAATTAACTTCTTTAGGGTCAAAAACATCGAACGCACGTAGGTATGAGATACCTGCACTGCTAGATGCCCAACGCTGTAACTCACCAATTGGTGTGTTGCCTAGGATTAAATCAATAAGTGGGTCTCCGCGCATTACGCGGTTAGCAATATATTCCAACTCACCAAAGTATAGTGGGTCTGACACACGTACTACATCTAGTGGAATCTTGCGCTCTATAAGAGACTTGCGAGTTCCAACAGATAGTTCACCTAAAAAGTTAATGTCAGTTGTACGTGCGTTACTTACTTCTGCACGTATTGCTGCGCTAAAGTTCTTGTCTCCAGTTACAAATGAATCAATAGCCATGTACTGACCATTAACCATACGGTACTGTGATTCTCTGGAATAGTAACGCTTCTTAAACTTTGCAGTCTTGCCCCAGACATCTGCCTGTTGCTTAAGTGCTGGACCTAGTTCATTAAGAACATTGTCAATATTCTGATATGCCGCAGCGACTGCATTGTCGGCATCAACAATAACTTGCTTGTTAGTTGCCATTTTGTTAATGACGTTTCTGTAGTTAGCAATAGCAGCCTTTGCTGCTGCAATCTCTCCAGACTTGCTTGCTGATGCTGCCTTGGATTCTAAGAATGAAAGGCGACGCTCTAGTGTTGTAACACCTGGGATTGCTTCTTTAACTCCTAATGGAACTACAGCAGAGCGTAAATCTAATTCAATTTCATCTAGAATAGATGATGCTGACTTAAGTGCTTCGCGTGCTGCATCTAAATGCTGTGCTTTAGTCGCAGGAGATGTATTACCAGATAACAAGTCTTCTAGTGAAGCCTGTGCATTATCCTTAATCGCTGCTGCGCGAGCATACATTTGCTTCTTATCAGCAACTGCCTTATTGACAGCAATACGTTCTTTGCGATTTACAGTCTTTGATATTGCACCCTTACCCCAGTTACCGAGGTTGCGAAAAGCATTAGCAGAAATGTTTGCTGCATCTTGCCATAAAAATTCCATACCTTGTGCAATAGTTGCACTAACGATAGGCTCACCAAGTGACTGCTTAACGATGTACATAGGGCGTACAAGTACGTCAAATGTCCATAGACGGTTAAGGTCGCGGAATACTTGCTGACCAAGATTTGCTGTAGCGCGTGCGCCAGCCTTTAGAGCACTTTTCTCGGTAGTTGCAATGAACTGACCTTCGATTGCATCCCATGGTGTAAAGCGATATGATTCAGTCATTTGACGAATAGTCTGTGGGTCTACCAAAATTTGGCTACCATCATGACCAATACCAAAGCCATTTTGCTTTACTGAGTCGATACCACGGTTTACGTTACCACGGAATGAACGGATGTGTGCTGAAATCTCACGCTCATCGAAAATGCCAGCCTTATATGCAAGCATACGACCGATTGATTCATCAATACTATCAAGTACTTCTACTTCATTCTTTCCAAGAGCGTTCATGTAGCGTGATTCAAACTCACGACGAACATCTGCTACTTTTGCTTTTACGCCTGGAGCAATTTCAATATCTTTTGCACCATCTTGGAATATCTTAAGGTTATTAAGGAATGCATTAAGTTCTACGCGACCATCAAGTGGGCGTACACCAGAGAATGTAACGAAGCCTAGTGGCTTGTATTCTGATTGGCGTGTACCAAACTTTACTAGGCGTACAGTTGCACGACCTACACCTTTACCAATTTTAGTCTCAAAGATGTCAGCAAACTTATCAAACTCACGGTATGCTGCAACGGACTTAAAGTCACGAATCTTTTCGCCTGCGCGGATAGCAGCAGACTTGCCGATTACTGGCTCCATTGGGTTGTATAACTTGCCACCAGGAGTTAGACTGTAATCGGGGTCAAAGAATGCGTCACGAATCTTTACAAACTGTGGCTCATTAGCAATAGCAGAATCAAATGCAGACTTCAAGCGTGGCACTGCTGCGCCTTCTGGAATGTATGTCTGTCCTGTTTGCAAGAACTTGTTCTGCAACTGAGATGATGTGTTTGACAAATCAAACAACTTATCTGGTGAAGTAGCAGCAAGGCGCTCTAATGCAGCAACGTTACCCTTATCTGCAAGCAGCAAGTCCTTAATTGCATCAGCATCTGTTGCTTCATGAATAAGAGGAATAAGTTTTTCATTAGTGCTGTACTTAGATACAAGGTTGGTGATAGTTCCCCAGTCCTTGCTTTCTGCAAGTACAACAGCATGGTTGCCTGATACGGTCTGAGAACCCATAGCGCCATTAGTCTTAGCGTACTGGATACCATTTTCCATATCCATTGCCAATTGGTCTACGGTCTTGTTCTTAGTATAAAGACCAGCCTTGCCAAATCCTACTTTACCAGCAGCAACGCCTGCACGTCCTACGCCACCAAGTACTGCGTTACCAACAGCAAAGTCAGTAAGACCAGTAAACCAACGACCAACTGCGTTGTCCACAAAGTTCTGCTTAAGACTTTCGTCATTCCACAAGTCAATCTTGTTAACATCTAGTCCACCCATAGGTAGAACTACTGCTGCTACACCGCTAATAGGTGTCAGGTCTGACATTGTAAGTGCTTGACCTACAGATACCTTAGCACTGCGGTTATATGCAGCCTTTACGTCATCAAACTGAAAGCCTTCTTCGTATTGACCCTTCTTGTAAAGGGGAGACTGAAAGTCTGTAAGAAGTGCAGCAGTTGATACTGGACGAAAAATATATGGTGATAGTACTTCTTGATTGAGAGTAACTGCGCCCTGGAGTAACTTATCTCCAACACCCTTAACTACCTTTTTACCAATACCAAATCCAGGAACATTACTTAATCCTGAATCAATACCGCGTAGTGCATCTTTTACAGTATTGTGAAGAACTTCTTCTTTTGCTCGTTCTTCATCACTGAGGTAGTTTCCGCCACCTGTAAGTCTCTTAAGAGCCGTAGGTACTGCAGCAATAGAGGTTGTGAAATCATTCCACCAAGCCATTGCTACCTCCTAGAAATCTCGTTTAATGTAATTATATTCTCGTCCGCCTTTGACGTCTTCGCCAGTAACACCCATAATGAAAGCATCGCGGTCATCTATTGACTTCCAAGGGATTAACGCAAGTTCAAATACTATTCCTGCATTTTGATAGCCAAGTGAAGTTGCAAACTTGTCTACGTTATCAAAGAAACTGCCAGGCATGAATGTTACATCAGCCATTATTGTCCCATTAAGAAGTTAACAAAACGCTTAAATGAATCTGGTGCATCCTTAGACTGTGCAGCAATCACCAAATCTGGTAGGTACTGCTTTGCAAGCATCGCATTCTCGTCTGGACGAGTGTTGTTCTGCAAACCTTTAGGTAGTGCTTCTGAACCTGCACCACGACCAAAGTCTACACCTGTAGTCATTGGTTCCATTGGATTAGTATCTGGGTCGAATAATGTACCAAGTTGTGGGAAATTCATTCCACCATAAGGTTCTGATGGCGCTGAAACATCTGATGCTTTAATAGATTTCACTGCTTGGTTACCTGTTATACGGTCTTGGTTAATTGCTTGATTCTGTCCATAGGCAAAGCCTGTGTAGTTACCACTTTGTCCAGCACCACCTGTGCCTGAAACGTTAGCAGGATTGTTCTGCGGAGCAGTAGGGCGCATTCCGCCTCTGTTCTCTGGTGCAGTTGTCATTGTTCCTCCTACTTAAATTGTTTAAATGTATGAATTGGCTCTGAGCACATATTGTCGTATTGGATTGCAATAGCAATTGCTTTACGAATCATTGTCTCTGCTTGATTAACTGTTTTTACTTTTTCCACACCCAACGCTGCCAATGCACCGAGGGCGACATCACCACCGCTACCCATAACATATACATTACGAACATCGGTATCCCAAGAGTAATCATCAGAAATCGAAAAAACTTGACCCTTAATGGAAACGAGGAATCCACCTTCGTTTTGCGCAACATCGCCGTCCTCTTTCATATCAATACCTGCATCTACAAAGTTCTTACGCATCTGCGGAATGAACTTCTGTGTCATGTAAGTATTCAAATCTTCTTTTACAGTTGGCTTAGGTTGTACATAACCATAATGCAACACGTTACTAGCGCGAGATGAACCACATCCAGCAATTAATACACCATTGTTTTCTACAATCTTTGGTGTCTTACTTACTTGAAAGCGTCCATGTTCGTCGCTTAATCGGGAATCACACCCTAGTACCGACCATCCGTCACCCTGGATTGCTACTAGCGTAGTCATTTTATCCCCTAGTTGTTACTCGTCCCGTTGCTTTGCCACTACCACTAAGGGTAGATAAAATTGTTTGAATATCTGGTGCTGGTTCTGCTGGTGGCATACCCATCATGCCCGCTTCTGGTGGAAGGCCTCCTGCTGGAGCCGCGCCTGGAACAGGGGACGGCTGCTCAACAGGGGAAGGTGCAGCCCCAACAGGAGGAACTTGTTGCTCAGGAGCAAATGCTTCTGCAACAGCGTCTTCAAGAGTTGTACCCTTTTGACGAGCAGTAATGACTCCCGCAATCTTAGTTACGATAGATGCTGGGTCTCCACCTGAGGTAGCCATCGCTGGAATAGCCTGAGCCATTGCAGTAATGCCACCAAGGAGTGATGCACGCATACTTTCAATTTCAATCTTTTCAAGTTCTTGTGTTACGTTAACTGTAAATGGCAGTTCACGCATAGCCATATCCTTAGAGATAAGACCGCCACCTAAAGCCTGTAGCATAAAAATAAGTCCCTGTGCTGGGTTAAGACCCGCAAGCATACCATAACGCACATCTGCAGAGAAGTCGCCCTTGATATCTCTTGATGGCTTGTATGTAATCTCGTATGGAGAACCAGAGTCTACACCACGAATGGTCTTCTCTTCTGGATACATCTTCTCGTCAATTTCAAAGCATAGGCTAATAACATCACGTAGTGATGATGCAAAGATTGCCTGTGCTGACTTGACCTGTGTATCAAATGCACCCATGAGTGCTTGTACGCCTTGACCAGTAACGATGCTTGCATCGATGTTACCTGAACGTCCTTCTGGGTAACGAGTACCTGCACGAAGTTCCTGGTTAAGTAGGTTCTGCTCTGTGAACGCGCCTGCTGGAATGTTTAATTCGACACGTCGAACGCCAGCAGGGTTGGCGGTACGGATAACCGCATCGCCACCCAACTGGAGTTCTTGTACGTCTTGAGGTAATACAATTGGTGCTTGAACACTTTTCTCTGCTGCTTCCATTGCCAATAAGGCGAAACGGTTGCGGAGAAGTTGGATACCTAATACGTCGTCGAATTGTCCACGCAGTTCGCCATCAATAGACGGCTTACGCGCCACGACAACCATCATCTTACCAAGGGGGTTAGCCGCGTAAGATAAGATTAAATTCTTTTTGGTTGGTAAGTAAATTAATGATTGGTCTTTATCGTAGTACCGAATCATCTCTACCTGTGAGTATAAGTCTTGCTTATAGCCATTAGCGCCAAGTAGTTCGCGCTCATACTCTGGGAACTGAGAAACCAGTTCTCCTAGTGTCATTATATATCGTTTAGCAAATGCAACGCAGCGTCCATAGCGGTCAAATTCTGGGTAGGCCCCAATTGGATTTTCTATGCGGATACGCGGCATCTTTGCTTCTTCGTCCAATTCAATCATGAATGGAACGAAACCATATGTGAGATACCAGTCTGCGCCTGAGTACATCTGTACTGATAGGTCAGAGTGAGAAAAATAGTTTGATGCAATGCGAGTACGCTTGTCAGCAAAAGAACGAGCCTTATCGCTTACAGAGTTGGCAGCAGAGCAGTTGACTGCAGGAAGAGGGGCCATTACCTCAGAAAGGTCGCGTGCTACAACATCAATGAAGTTAGCAACTACGTTAGCATCTACACCATCTGGGAAGAAGTCAGGGTAAACCTGTGAGATTTGACCCTTACGGACAGCAAGGACATCCTGGTTGCGAGCATCACGCTCACTGTTGCGGTAGCGTAGCGCTTCAACGCGTGCTGCTACCTGTTCCATCGATAATGCCATTGTTATCCTAACTGTATTGTTGTGACCATTGGTCAGCGAATGCGTCATCTAAGTTGATTGCAAATCTGCGTTCAACCTGAGCGCGGGTCGCCCATCTGTTGCTTGCGTACTGTGATGCTTGGCTTGAGCGTTGCATCATTTCTCTGATACGAATCACCGCAAACCATAAAGCCATAACAACGTCAGTTGGGTTCTTGGTGTCTGGCTTCCAAGTAATAAGTTCCTGTACCAAGGTCTTCAGACCTTCAGAACCTTCGTTACTTGGTAGTTCAATAATGTTGTTATCTTGGAAACGACCATCACGGGTATTGCCAAATAGTGTAGCCATAGATGCCACACCGAAAGAAGTGTCCCATTTGTTCTTACCAGTAAAGTGCGAATTAAGTTGCGTACCGTAACCTGCTAGGAAGTTACGTAAGTTGTCGTCCAGGGCGTAAGCCTTCTGATGTGCGTTGATTTCGATACGCAATTCTTGAGGGCGGTATTTCTCCACCCAATCTTCAATAAGATTTTGAATCTTAGCAGGGGTTGGTTCTGTCATATTGACAGCATCTAGAACGTAGATACGCCCATCTGCTCTGTTGTATGTACAGACTACCGCACCTGTAGCACCTGCCATAGCAGGGTCAAGTCCAATAATAGTATAACCTTCAACGTGGCTAGGATGTCCTGGAGCACCTGGTTTTAAAGGTCCTCTTTTTCGCATTCCGTTGACTGAGCCAGCCACACAGGTTGGAGAGAATATTGAGTCTTCTTGGACATCTTCCTGTTGGTAGACCATAGCCCAAACTGACGGAGCGACCTCAGAGCGACGCCTAAAGAGCGAGGGTCCATCCCATTTTGGGTATAATCCATTTTCAAGTACATCGTCCAAATCATTTTCTTGCTGGTCTGTTTCAGGCCAGAGGGTTTGCCAATTAACAGGCTTCTCGTCAAACTGTAGTACAGCAGGCATCGCACAATAAGTAAAGGGTGATTTGCCACCAGTCCATTGTGAGCCATCTCGAATCATCTTGTACAGGTCAATAGAAGAGACACGTGTACCAACGATGATAAGTTTACCGTGGCGTCCCAAACGAGTGATTACTTCTTTTTGAAGCCACTCGATTTGCTTTTCCCACTCATGAGCATTTGAGCCCATCACCACGTCATCTAGGATAATCAGGTCAGCGCGTGCTCCGTAAATCTGAGACCCAAAGCCCAATGCTTGGACCGTAGGGTCCTTCTCGCCAGAGTCACGTCCTGTACCTAGATAAATCATGTCGGCGGACCATTGTGTAGCGTCCGCCTTATACCCACCGTTAGGGCCGAAGGCCGTTTGTAGTCGCATGTAGCCAGGATGGGAAAGGCGCGTTTTAATAGCGCCTAGGAACTTGCGAGCCATACCCTGGGTTTTAGAAACGATAATTACTCGCGTATTAGGGTTGGTCACAATTTTATATGTCACATAGTTAGTTGTGATGGTTGTAGACTTGGCGTGCTCGGGTGGCACGTTGATAAGGACACGGTTGGGGTCTCCCATCTCGTAGGTCATACCCGAAGGTAGCCAGCGAGGGGGTTTACCCTCAATCAGGTCAATCCAGTCCAATTGATGGTCAAATAGTTTAGAGCCTAGGAACTGCTCAGAGAACTCATGAAAGGGCATATCCTTGAGTTCGGCTAAATCGGCTTTGATGCCCTTGCCTGCAAGGCGGGCCTTATCAGAGGCTTCCTTGAAGTCAGCATCCTGCATAGACCATTGGCGGAAGGCGGTGTCCTGACGGTCCACGGCGGCCATAGCGGCGGTGATTGTAGCGCCTTGCTCTAGAAGAGCCAGTACTTTAGCCTGTGCCTCTTCCTTGGTAAAACTCTGTTTTCCTGCTTTTCGACCCATTATATATCCCGTCCAATAACGCAGATTTAACGCCTCTTAGAAACGGCATAACTGTCCCATTTGTATAAAAAATTCAAAAATTATATTATATATAGGAGGAGCGGAGTCTTAAACGGAGCGACTCCGTATATATTATCTATATACTATAGAAGACCCGTTCAAA